GTTTATTAGCTAGTTGGAAGGCTGCGCGTAATTCACGCAGTACCGCTTATTTAACTAGTACCCTGGATTATCAAACTATAGGTTATTCGCCTAAAGAGATGATGTATAACGAGGCCTCACAATATTTAGCTACAGAAATAGCGCGTTTAATGAACGTACCGGCCTATTACATAAGCGCAGATATGAATAACAGCATGACTTACCAAAATATCATAGACGGGCGTAAAGAATTTGTAGCTTATTCACTACAGCCATTTATTAGCGCTATTGAAAACAGGCTCAGTATGGACGATATAACCAGGCGTGGAAATCAGGTCAGGTTTGCGTTAGACGAAACGTTTTTACGTGCCGATACTTTGGCACGTTTGGAAGCTATAGAAAAAATGTTAAATCTAGGTTTAATAGATTTAGAACAAGCTCAAAGCATGGAGGAATTAAGCCCTACCGGACTAAATGAAAGGCCAGTAAATGATATTAACGTTTAGCGGAAATATTGAGGCAGTAGATAATAGTGAGCGCCGAGTTATCAGCGGCAAAATTGCGCCTTACGGTGAAGTAGGTTATACAAGCGCTGGCCCAGTAGTTTTTGCAGAAAATTCTATAAAAGTACCGGACGTTAATAAAGTAAAATTGTTAATGCAGCACGATAACAGTAAACCTGTAGGCCGCATGAGAAGTATTAGTAGTAATAAAACGGGTTTATACGGCAGCTTTAAAGTAAGTGCTAGTACACGTGGACAAGATGCAATTTTGTTAGCACAAGAGCAATTAATGGACGGTTTAAGCGTAGGTGTAGAGGTAGAGGACTCACGCCAGGAAAAAGATTATTTATTAGTTTTATCAGCTACTTTAAAAGAGGTATCGCTGGTAGAAACTGCGGCTTTTGCAAGTGCTGCGGTATTAAATATTGCTGCTAATCAAAATGCAGTAGATCCAAACCAACAAGAAGCCAAAGGAGATAACACGGTGGATAAAAACCCCGAGGAAATGGCGGCGGAGGCAGCTTATCTGCCGGACGGCGTTACCGTAACGCTCAACAGCGTTACCTATGAAAAAGAGGACGAAATGAAAGAGCCAGTAGAGGCAGCGCGTAAAATCATTAAGCCTAGTGTTTTAAATTCTCAGCGTGTACGTACACCTATTACAAATATGGGCGCATACACCGAGCATAAAATTAAAGCTGCACTCGGTAACGAGGATAGCAAGCTATACGTAACCGCCGCAGATGACGATTTTTCTACAAACCCTGCATTTTCACCTACACAATACCTAACAGAGTTTGTAACTAATACTCGTTTTGGTACTCCCGCTATTGATGCCTGTTCACAGGGTACGCTCCCTGCTAGCGGCATGACTATCCAAGTGCCTAGCCTTGTTACGTCAGCTGGCGGCGGTACAGGTGTAGCTCCAGTAGTAACCGTAGAGGCTGAGGGCGGCGCTGTTCAAAATACCGGCATGGTAACGGCGTATTTGTCTGGAACTGTATCCAAGTACTCAGGCATGAATACGCTAAGTGTTGAGCTCCTAGAGAGGTCAGATCCTAATTTTTATGCGGAATTGACGGCACAGCTTCAAAATGCTTATCTTAAAACTATTGATACCGCAGTACTAACTGCTCTATTAGCGGCTGGTATGAACGGTACAGCTACTACCGCAGATCTTGACGGTATTGTAGATTTCGCAGCTGAAGGCGCACAAACCATTTACACAAATACTGGTTATTTTGCAACTAATTACCTAGCAAACCCTGCACAATGGGGCGCGCTCATTTCAGCACAAGACACTACAAAGCGCCCAGTATTTACAGCGTTGCAACCAATGAACGCAGCTGGACAAGTAGCGCCTACCTCTATCCGGGGTTCAGTATTGGGCCTAGATTTGTATGTAGACAAGAATTTCAGCGCTACTACGTTTGATGATAACAGCGCAATTATTCTAGCGCCGGAAGCATTTACAGTTTATCGCAGCCCACAGGCTTATATGAGCGTAAACGTAGTTTCAAACCTACAGGTGCAGGTAGCTATTTATGGCTTTATGGCAACTATTGCCAAAATGCCTAATGGCATTATCAAGTACCAAAAAGCATAATAAATAACTAATAGTCTGCTAGGGCCTTAGCCCTTTGGCTCTAGCAGACCTACAAAGAAAGGTACAAAGATGCCAGCTACATACGTAACCGCCGCAACACTAAAAGCATCATTAGGCGTAGGCACTTTGTACGATAATTACACCTGGATAGAGGACACCTGCCAGGCGGCACAAGATTTAATAAATAGTTTCTTGTGGCGCCCGTAGTGGGAACTGCATTAGTAGATAATGTAGCTACGGTCATGATAGCCAACCCTGGCCTATTTACTACGGGCCAAACCGTCACCGTAGCCGGGGCTGGCGCTACATTTAACGGCACATACACAATTACTGGCACAGTACCTTTTAGCGCTGGTACTACTAACCTATTGCCGGCTTTTAATTTTCAATTAAATTATTACCAGTACCCACAAGGCTATAGTTTTATTCAATATGCCAAAACTGCGGCTAATCAAAATTTTAGACGCGTAGTACCTAGTGGCACTATGACCGGTGACGATACAAAAACTACCCAATATGCCAATACACCGGCTATAAATGCAGCTGCGCTTATGCTTGCTGAAAATATATGGACTAGCCGTTTTAGCACACAAAACGGCGGCGTAAGCGTAGACGGCTACAGCCCTAGCCCTTTTAAAATGTCTAATACCCTTATGGCCTCTATACGCGGTTTGTTAGCGCCATATTTAGCGCCTAATTCTATGGTGGGCTAATGCCAGCTGCCGCAATAACTACCCTAAGAAGCACTATCGCTAGCGCTTTAGCTAATAATAGTGTTTGGAGTACTTTTAGTTATCCACCTAGCACTATTGTAGCTAATAGCGTAGTAGTAGCCCCGGCAGATCCATATATTACGCCTAGTAATAATTCTTATGCTGGTATTTCGCCTATGGCTAATTTTAAGATTATTATGACTGTGCCTATGTTTTCAAATGAAGGCAATTTACAAGGCATAGAGGATACGATAGTAGCCGTGTTTGGAAAATTAGCGGCTAGTAACCTGGTATTTAATGTTACAGCTGTAACCGCACCTAGCGTTTTAGCTTTACCTAGCGGCGACCTGCTAACAAGTGATCTACAAATATCCGTACTAACGAGCTGGAGTTAAAACAATGGCACTAACAGACGAGGATAAAGCGTTTCTAATCAAGATAGGGCAAGAATTGCCTAAAGAGGTTAAGGAAACAAAACAGAAAAAAGAAACACTCACAGAAACACCGACACAAGAAACAGAGGTATAACCAATGGCTATTTTCCTATCTAATGGCGTAGTGGTTACGCTAAATAGCGTGGATCTATCAGACCACGTAACAAGCGCCACTATTAACCGCTCTTTTGATGAACTAGAGGTAACCGCTATGGGCGATACCGCACATAAGTTTGTCAAAGGCCTAGAAGCCAGCACGATTACGATAGATTTTCTAAATGACACCGCTACCGGTGAAGTTTTGCAAACTCTACAGGCTGCATGGGGTACTACAGTACCGCTAACACTAAAGCAAACTAACGCGGCAGTATCAGCTGCTAACCCGGAATATCAAACTACGGTTTTAGTAAACAATACAACCGATATTAACGGCGCTGTAGGCGATATTAGTACTCAGAGTCTAACTTTTACCTGTAATTCCGCTATTGTTGTAGATACAACACCGTAATAAAAAGATAAGGGGCAAAAAATGGCAAAACTCAAAATAACAAGGGCAGACGGCAGCGTAAGCGAGCATAAGATTACGCCGCGTATTGAGTACGCCTTTGAGTTGTATGCAAAAAAAGGTTTTCACAAAGCCTTTAGAGATGACGAAAAACAAAGTGATGTGTACTGGCTAGCCTGGGAGTGTTTACGCACAAGCGGCGAAGTAGTTAAATCATTTGGGGCAGATTTTCTAGAAACTTTGGCGAAAGTTGAGGTTTTAGATGATGACCCTTTGGAATAGTGGGGCGCGGTAGCTTTGGCTATCTAATCGCACAAATTGCGGTAGAAACCGGCATAGCGCCCCAGTATTTATTAGATCTAGATGATGTAATGTTTAAAAACGTGTTAAAAGTTTTAACCGATAGAGCTAAGGAGGTGCAAAATGCCAACCGAAATAAAAGGCGCTATAGAGGCGCGTAAAGCATTACGGCAATTTGCACCGGATCTATCTAAACAATTACAAAAAGAATTAAGCGCCTTATTAAGACCAATTACAGCTAAAGCTAAAGGTTTTATACCAAGTACGGTTTTAAGTGGCTGGAGTAGGCCGCTTAGCAGCGAGGATACAATTAATTACCGAGCATTTCCTAAATATGATTACCGGGAAGCCGTATCAAATATAGGTTATAAAACTACGCCTAGTAAACCTAATAATAAAGGTTTTAGAGCTTTGGCC